TAATGCATTCTGAGGTGTGCCTCCCCATGGCATTGCAACTATATGAATATCATATTTATTTGCTCTAATTAAAGCTGTAACTAAATCTCTTGTATGATTGCCGTAACCAGATCTGGTTGCAATCGGTCCTTGAACTACTATATATGGTTTCATACTATTCCTGGATTTTCTATTTTTTGTAACTGATTAATTTTATATAAACTAAATTTCTTTCTTTTTGTCCAATTATTTAAGCATGCGTCTATACATTCTATAAATCTTTCTGACATTCTTCTTGCAGACATATTTGATTCATTACCCAATACCCACTCACGGCCATCTAATCCACATTCTACTCTTCTTTCTGGCATCATATTATACCATTCCAGAATTGCATTTCCTACATCTTTATGATTTGCTCTATCATCAAATATATAAGGCGTCATTGGAGATCCTTGTAATGATATATTAGTTGGAAATACTGGTTTACACCAACTTGCATGATTTTTATACGTTCCTGCATGATTTGTAGAAAATTTAGTATCAAATTCAATCCAATCGCCTGTTGTATTTTCGAATCTACATCCATCTTGTAATCCTCCAGTTACATTATTGATTATAGGAGTTCCTGCATGAAGTGATTCACACCATGAAATACCAAATCCTTCATTAGATGCTATGTTCAAAGTAACATCTGCCATATTATAATAGAAATTTAATTGTTTTTGAGAAATACCTGAGTTACTAAATATTATATTACAATCAGGTGCAACTGCATTTTTAACGGCCATTAAATCAGTACCGTTAGGATCAGATATTTGAGTATGCATTAATAAAGCACATTCAGAAGCTTTTTCTGGAGATAATTTATCACAAAAATCTTTAAACGCTAAAATAACATCGCCGGGCTGTTTTCTTCTTATATTTCTATTATTCCAAAATACTAAAAATTTATGCGGATGTTTCGAATGAAAATCTCTCTTAAAATTTTCATATTCAGAAGAATGTTCATGTAAGGTTGTTATAGGAAAATACTTTTTTTCGTTAACGCCATGCGGTACCCATTGTACTGCCCAATCTGGTTTAGGAAATTTTCTTAATACATTTTTAACTATATTTTGAGTTTGTCTAGATATGTTCATTATAAGATCACATGACTCATAGAAAGGCTCATTCCAAAATGGATATGGCAAATCATCCCAAATATTATAATACATAATAGGAACTAGTTGTCGTATTTCATGTTCTATTTGATACAACCATTGCCAGAATCTAGGATCTGTAAAATGCAATATTGCATCTGGCCTTTCCATATTCATTACTTGGCCAAGTATTTGAGCATTACCGTATCCAGAACATGCATATATTTTAACATATGAATCTGTTATTCCAGCTTCTTTATTTACCTCATCAGACACATCAAATACTTTGCCTTCTTCTGGATGTTTAACTGCCGCGCCGATTTGTACCCAATCATACAAATGTGCTGTGCCTATGACAAATTCTTTAGCCATAGTTGCGATCCCTGAATGTACTCTGATATCATCACATAACAGCAGAATTTTTTTCTTTTTTGGCTTGTTCGGATCGATTTTTTTTAATTTAGGTAACTCTATTTTTTGCATTTATTTCCTTGTAACTAATTTATAATAAATATTCATTAAGTTATAATAACCACCTTTTTATTTAACTTTACAGCCTGCTTTACAGCACTTTCTGATCCATTTGCTTTGGATCCTTGTGGTACTAAAGCAATCATATAATCACAATCTCTTGCTATTAACATATTTCTATGATGAAATTGAGATACATGATATGGTCTTCCATAATATCCTTCAGACATTGCACTATATAAATTTTGCGGCGTATGTGCCGGATTAAATTCTTTATAGTTTAGGCCAAATTCTAAAGCATACTTTTTTACATATTTATCTGCTCCTTGTTTAGCTCCGCCGGATACTATCATTAACTCTTCTCCAAATTTTCTTTTTAAATCTGTCAAGAGATTTTTTATCTTTCTTGTATTTTCATATTCACGACTTCCGATAATAGCTATTTTCATCCTTTGATTCTATTTACTTTTGGACATAAATCTTCTTGATCTTTGAATTCGCAATACTTACAATTTTTATTATTTTTACCTGCAACAGATGGATATTGTCGTTTAGTATTATAATCCCCATCTTTATCAAAACATGTACCTATCCATTCTTCTATAGATCTAACAAGTTTATTTCTAGTTGGCTTGCCGCTAGCAGGAATAAATTCTTGTACTCTTCTTTGAGGAAACATTGCTCCTTCAATAAGTTTTCTTTTCACTATGAAATATAATATATCTATTTTTTCAACATCAAACCCATATTGTTTAGCAAAGTATTCCTTATATAATACTAGTTGAGATGCTTTTAATTTATCTGCTTTCTGATATTTGTTCCAGCCCATTGTAGACGTTTTAATATCAATGATACGTACTCTATCCGTACGTTTATCTCTAAGAACGACATCTAAATATCCTAACATCAATACTTTATCATTTTCTGGTAACACCGGATGATATATTTCTACCTCAATACCGACCAATTCATCGTTCTTAGGAGAAAAATATCGTGCACGATTTTTCTTAACCCAATTCAGTATAGCAATACCATCTTCATAAAATTCAGATAATTCAAATTTAGTTGAAAAATGATCTCCCATCTTCTCAACTGCATTTTTATATTCTTTCTGCATATTTTCTAATAACATCTTATTCAGATCTAATTCATCTGCCTTTTTAGCTGTTTCTTCTAACATTACCGTTAAATATGTTTGTAATGTTTCGTGGAATGCAGTACCAAACAATGTATGTATGCTCTGAGAAAATGTTCTTAAGCCTTTGATATAAGCTAATTCCCATTGTTTAGGACATTTTTGATACATTGAGTATTGTGAATACGATACTTTTCGTTCGCCCTTAACTCTCGGACGTTGATTAAATTTTATTAATGAATGCATACTTAAATATAAGTAAAAATTTTCAAATAACCTAAGGATTTTCCTCTTTTATTTTTATTTTAATGTCATGTGGAGCTTTTTCATTTCCTCCAAAATATGGATAAAGATAATATCTGCCTTGATTTAATCCACATGGCCTATTAGTTTCGATAGTATCGCCATCAACAGAAACAATATATTTACTCTCACCTAATTCTATACTACAATTAATTACTTCATTTAAATTTACATCTTTTATTTTACCAAAAGAAAAATTTCCATTGAAATGTTTAAACCATAATAATTCTAAATTATCGTTATACCATCTCCATCCTATTCTAATAGAGGACTGTAGATGATGGTCGTTGCAATCACTTACGCCGTATAATTTATTTACATCTGCTTGATTTGTACTATCTTCAGTATTATAAATTGCTGATTCATCAAAAATTGTTTGAAATTTTATAACATTTTTCCATGTTCTTTTATATTTCACCGTTGATCGATGTTTGCCTTCTTTGATGACATAAGACTTAAAACCCTGGTCATCTATTTTTCTGCATGCCCATTGGGTCATTAAAACGCTAGACATCATAATACTTACTAATAGCCTCCAATCGATCATCTGCTTCCGCTAATAAATTTAATGCTTCAGTTGCATCCTGGAAAAAATCATTTGCTGTATGATCTCCAATTCCAACTGCTTGATTTTCTAATAGGTCTAATGCCATTAGTGCCTTTTCCTTATCGGCTAACGCTTGTGCTTTCAACGCACCTATAACTTTGCTCTTTTTCATATCTATTTTTTTAATAATTGCTTTACTTCTTTATCTGATTTACCATATTTTTTACAAATAGATAGTATATCATCTTTATTTAATAATGATAAATATTCTTCCGATTCGCTTTTAGATACTTCATAATGTTTAGATATCAAAGAAACTAAATCTTTATTATACTTGTCACTTTTTTTACCTTTTATATATTTTGAAAAGAATTTACCTTTTGGTAAAATATCATAATATAATTTATACACATGCTCCTTACTTAAAGGTCCTATCGTGTAATGCTGAAACATATCCACTATTTCAATCAATTGGGGTGACATAGATAGCCATCTGTTAATTAAATATGGAGTAAATGATTTTTGATCTGCTTCAGTTAGATCTTCCCATTTAGTTTTCTTAAATGTTATTCCTGCTAAATGATCGAATATTGTTTTTGGTTTTTTCACTTAACTAAAAATTCTTTGTTTATATGACCACAATCGTCACATCTAAATGCCGGAACTGGTACTATTTGCTCTTTACCTGTCGGTGATATAATTGCCGATAATCTTTTAAAGGCACTTACTTGTCTAAAATATTTACCTCCGCAATTTTCACATACTATATCATTTAAATCTTCCGGTTTGATATTAACTTGTGCGTTAGGCGGCTTATTACCGTCCATTCCTATAATTTTAGCCATTATTTTCCTTATTTAAGTTCATTTAATATTTTGACAATTGTTGACATTATATGTAACTCTTTATCAACTGCAAATGCATCTTGATATTGTGATTCAGCTAAGATTAATATAACGCTAGCAATATGACCTTTTGCATAATTATCTAACTCATCGAATAAATACTTATGTAGTGCTGAAAAATCTTTTACTTTACTATCTGCGATTAACTGTCTAATATCTTTAAATGCTGTTTTTTTATCACGATCGGATTTCAACATTTCTAACAGTTTAGTCATATAATTGGCTTGTATAACACTTGTATCATCTATTTTAAGTTCTCCATCAATTACTTGCCTTTGACATGAATTAAGAACTCTTCTTATATCAGGATATCCTGCATTGATAATAGTTGCTATATCCTTAGTATCATATTTGACTTGTAACTCATTTAAGATATTAACTATACGTTTAGCAACCTCCGTTTTATTAGGTGGAGTTATACCAAATACTTGACATCTACTTTGAATAGGATCAATTATTTTTTCAACATAATTACATGTTAAAATAAATCTAGTTGTTTTTGAAAATGTCTCCATTAAGTTTCTTAATGCTGCCTGACCATTAGGAGTCATATAATCGGCCTCATCTAATATTACAATCTTCCATCGTTTGAACCCTACTGTACTAGCATAGTTCTTAATTTTAGTTCTAACTGTTTCTATATTATTTTCATCTGATGCATTTATGTACATTAAATCGGCATCTACGTTATTTGCAATAATTTTTGCTAATGTAGTTTTACCTGTACCTGCTCCCCCATAAAATAATAAATGAGGAACATCTCCTGACTTAAGATATAATTTTACTTTATCTATGATATGTTCATTTCCGACATATCCATCTAATGTTCCGGGTCTAAACTTTTCAACCCATAATGTATTTTCTTGATTTCCAAACATATTTTTTTATTTAAGATCCTATACAATATTTTAAATATAGTTTAAACCATCCTCCGGTAAGCTCTATATAGTTATATTGTATATCATTTTTAATTATTTGTTGTGCTAATCTATGATTACCATCGATTACATAATTTTCATTTTTTATTCTTGCAATTATAGGCAAATTATTTTTTTTGTACCATCTTTCTCTAATCCAATCCGATGTGATATTACGTAAAAAATAATCTTTATAGTAACCGCCATGAACAGTTTTTAAATTAATTAAATCAACTTCTTTACGTAATCGAACACTTCTTCCCATCATTGATACTAATATATGAATCGTTAATGCCCTATGTAAACAATATGAAACTAATTTTCTTCTTCTCCAATCTGCAAAATTATCTTTGGATTCTGTATCGAAATATAATCTAAATATTTGTGTTTGCCGCGGAGTAAGTTGTTCGTCATTAATTAATTTAGGAATAACTAAATATCTTACTAAACAATATTTAATTTTTTTCATCATATTTATTTACCTGTCGAGCCATAACCGCCTTCGCCTCTTTCTGACTCTGTTAAATTTACTACTTCTCTTAATTGTACTTCTGGATATGGCATTACTACTAATTGGCCTATCCTATCTCCTTCTTCAAATCTTTTTAATGATGCAAAAAAACTATTTTTATCAAATTTATATCTGAATGTTATTTCACCTCTATATCCTGAATCAACTACTCCTACACAATTAGCTAATCGAATATCGGTTTTAGATACAGATGATCTTGGAAATAATAATCCTACATGACCTTCTGGTATTTCAAATGCCAATCCTGTAAAGTATTCAATATAGTTATAATCTTTATCTACTTTATAAGTAATACAACTAATATCTAATCCAGCATCGCCTTTTTTAGCATATGATGGAGTGACAGCTTTTTCTGATAATTTTTTAAACTTTACTTGTATCATGTTGCCTGTAATTGTACTAAATAATATGTTGATGCATATGTTTTAGATGTAAATGTTACTTTACCTAAACCTGCTGCCGATACTTCTAATTTAGCTGTCTCTGCATCTTTATTAGCTTGTAATATTTCTTTAAAGCCGTTAGATGAAAAACATACAACATCCATATCATTCTGAGATGATGAATCAACATTAAATTTAATTCTATTAGTATTTATTGATGAATAATTAATAATAAAATCTGTAATACCTTGTTTACTTTCTATACCAAAATTTTCTGATTCTGGAATAGCATTTTTTGCTTTAATAAATTTAGTAGTAAACTCTTTTGTTAAGTCTACAGTAACATCCCAATCAGGTAATTGCTTTAGATCTGGCACTTGTCTTATAACAGATAAATCGGCTAACATAAACTTCATATTAACATCTTTATCTTTCATATCTATACTAACGGCAGTGCCATCGACGTCATTAACTTTAACATCTAAATCATCACTTACTGCAGTTAACATTTTTACTAGACCAGGAGTTGCATAAACACCTAATTCATGATCGCCCATATCCAAATTATTTGCAGTTATAGTTCCTATAACATTTTGATCATCTGTTATAAATTTAGTTTCTAATGAACCTCCCTTTGCTGTCCATTTTACAGATGTAGTAGCTCCTGCTAAATGATATCTGTTTATAAAATTTAATAATTCTTGTTTTTTCATAGTTCTTGTTTTTCTTCAAAAAATTGATTAAATATATCTTTATTAATCGTTGTTATACTCTGTCCTCCAAACTTCTGATAGTATTGCTTATATTTTTCATAAGTTGTTATTGCCTTATCAGGATCTTCAAACATTTCGTATATACTTTTCAATACGGCAGCTAAATTATTTGGTACCATATATTGTGCAACATCTCTATGTGCTGCAACTATTTTATTTACTTCTCCAATAGTATTTTGAAATACATGTACATTATGTAATACCATTCTAGGAACAGCTTCTTTATTATATTCTTCTAACATGCCCCATGTAAAATCTTGGCATGCTGGATCACCTAAACTATCTGGCACTAATGTATTATGCTGTAGATCCGGTATTTTAGATTCAGATAATGGAATTAGATTTCCATCTTTATCTTTGTCCGGCTTTGGCATATAAACATCACTAAAAGATAATTTCTTAAAATTATGTGAATGCAAAAATGTTCCATATACAGGATATTGTCCTGGAGAACTTGAATCTGTAGTCACAGTTATTCTATTACCATAATGTTTATTTAATAACTTTTGCATTGTCGATAAAATAAAGAAATCAGATATTTTAGAAATACCTAACAAATGCAAATATTCTAAATTGGTATTTTCAAATTCTCTATTTTTTAACATTAGAGCTAATGCCCACATAAAATCAACTAATTTTTGAGGACCTCCAATTGCCCATCCGGAGAATTCAAAATGCTTAAATTTATTATACCACCATTCATACTCTTGAGGATTAGATCCTTGTAACATATTTAAGAACTTAGTTTTACCAGATTGATTTTTTTCAAACCAAGCAAAATTATCAAAACTAATATCTGCACATTCATAAAATTTATTTTCATAAACTGTTTTAGGTGGTATATCTAAATTAGCTGCTACATCTGAATTAGCTTCTAACCAATGAAATATTTTTTCTCTTAGGTCATTACTATATTTTAATGCGCCTGTAGCAATTTGATATCCTCCGGAGTCTCCAAATACTAATACATCTTTTCCTAATCCCATCTGTTCTCGTATATCCATCTTCTTATAATAGTGGCCTGCAGTAACTAGGAAGTATTTATGTCTCCATTCCTCAGGATACTCATCAGAATAGAATCTGCAAGGAACTCCGGAGGATAATTTTTCATCTTTTATTAATGCCGAAGCAAATCCGCCTGCTGATAATGACGGAAAATATATAAATTCTTTTTGTTTATTGCTCATTGAATAATACCTTTTTTAGTCCATTACATGAAAAATAATTTTCATTTAAGAACGTTGTTAACTTATTTAAGTTTTTAGCATGATGATCATAATGTTCCATAAATTCTATGATCACTGTTATTAAATTATCTTTATATTTTAAATATGATTCCCATGATTCTGTCCATATACTAGGATAAAAATAATCATCTGAATACATTTCTTTGTAACTTAATCTATTTGGAACCATTGGAATAGCACCTGCCAAAGCACCTTCATAACATGAAATACCTAACGTCTCTTGTAGGTTTGCAGAAAATACTATCTTAGACCTTTCTAACAGACTATGATACTCTGTCTTAGATAAATTTTGTTCTTGACATACTATGCATTTATATTCTTTTGGCAATGATTTAGCTAAATCTTTAAATATCTCTACTTGTTTTTCTGGAGCTATTCTATGAGGAAATAATATAATATTTTCTTTCTTTTGAGGAGTAAATGTCTTTTCTAAATACTCCATTGGCCAGCCTGTTCTGAAACATTGAATATCATCATACCCAAAATTATCTCTAAACATTTTTAAATGATCATCAGAAGCAAACCAATTATAATCTATAGTTTGTGCTAATGATTTTTCAAATGTTTTTACCCATTCATCTTTTATTAATCTACCTAAAAAATCGTTCGGATCATAATTACCAGCATGCCAAAGACCATGTATCTTAATCGGTATCTGCAATAATTGACTCATATACTTAAGTTGAATTATTGTGGGATTCCATGCATCTGTATAAATAAAATGATCTCCTTCTTTAACTTTGCCTTCACAGAATAATCTAGCAATCTTTTGCATTTGAGCACTTTTATATATGTTAGTGCCTCCAAAATTTAAGAATGCTCCAGGAGTAGTTGCTTCTGGAATATTTGTAGGTCCTTCTATAACTTCTACTTCATGAGTTCCAAATGCATGTATTCTCATTAAATCAGGAAAATGATGCTTCCATTCTCCAGTATATCGACTTTCAACCGCTTCTAAGTCGACTATCCAAATTGTATTAAGGTCTGTCATATTTGTAATCATCTGGTGTAACATGTTGCATATTTTGTATACTTGTGCAATATAAAGAATAATCGCCATAAACAACTTTTATACTATCATTCTTTTTTAATAATGCAATATCTGGATCTACCATCATATACATAATATGCGTTTTAATTCTAATCATTGGTGGTATCAAACTTAGTTTATCTGGCTCCACTTCTAAACTTACTGTTGTATTTTCATTATCAACAATATTATTGAGCGTATTCCAATTTATACTATACTTTGAAGCATCTGGATTTTTAATTAATTGTTCTACAGCTCCGGAACAGAAATAAATATGAGGCATCCTTTCACATTTACTTAAATCTAATCCTTTTATATCACAAATAAATAATGTTTCAACATCAGTTAATCTGCCTTCACATTCTTTACCATACCAATACTTTTTAAATCCTATCATATAACTTTTTTTTAAATATAAGTAAAATTTTACACATATCCTAATTAAAATGCAAAAAACTTTCCTAAATTATTATTTTTTGGAATAGAACCCCAATTCATCGCACTATAAAAATCTCCTAATTTATTTGCAAAAGCCGAATCAAATACTTTTTCATAATCTATATTCGTAGATACAAATTTTTCTATTTGTTCTGGATCCTCAAATCCTTTCATTGCCATAGTATCTAATCCCATAGGGTTTGATCTTAAATAAGTCCATTTAATTTTTTCGCCGTTACCTATTCCTTGAAATGTTTTAGTTAGTCCTAAATGTTTAATCATATCATTATAATTTAATGCTGATTTTACATGTACTGGAGTACCTTTCATTCTTTCCCATTTTTTATTAGCACGGCCTGCATATTTTTTAACATTTTTTACTCCTACTGGAAACATGACATCAATTAATGGTAATGACTTCATATGTTCTCTGAAATCTAATATCTTCTGATCTAAATCAGGTTTGTCAATATCATTTAACATGTCTTCTAATACTTGAGCCATAAATTTTCTAAATGAAGGAGGAAAGGATGATCGAACAACATCTAACCCTTTAACGTCTAATTTAGATACTGTATGTCCTTCTACATTTATAATCCACTGCGCATATCTTTTTTTAGCTATCCATAAACCTGCCTTAGCAACATTTTCTTGTTTGATATCAAATCTATGTTTATCAACATTATGAAATCTCTTACCATATATATCATATGACTTATTGATAAATGATTGCACTTCATCAGCTATTTGAATAGTCTTATCTGCCATCCATTTTTCATTTGATATATCATAATCTGGATATCTATGTTTTATTAATGGCAATGATGAAAAGAATGTTGAATCTGTATCTGTATAAATGCAATAATCTTTTTCTTTACCTAATTCTTTTTTATAATATTGGTTACCTATATCTGCAGTAAACTTTATTAATTGTTGCCCTGTAGATGTAATAGCCGTTGCATTATCTGGATCAAAGAATCTGAATCCTGGATTGCCTAGTACTCCATAAAATGAATTCAAAAGAATTTTAGTTACTAATTGCATTCTATCAAAATATTCAGCTTTAGCTTCATTGCCCTCTTTTTCATACTGTTTACGTAAGTTTTTATATTCTACTCGCTCATTAAACCAATTATCTAATATTGATGGTAAAAATCCTTTTATTTGTGTATCATATACGACTCCGTTAGCTGCTATAGAGTATTTATTCTTTTCGAGATAATTTCTTAAGTCCTGAGCAGTTTCCCAGCCATTCCATTCATCTGAATAATGTGTACCTTTATTTTTGATATATGTCTGTCCATCAAAGGACTGTAATTTTGTAACTTTAGTTTCTGGAGATATATTAAGTGTCATTATAATACTAGGATATAGAGATGTTAGATCTAAATCATATACCCATTTGTATCTACCTGGATTCGGTGCCTTAACAAATGCTCCTAATAAATTTAATTTTTCTTCTGATCTAGGCTTTTTACTAGGAGCCACAATATTAAGTCGTTTTAAATATACTAATGCTGCCCCATCTAAGTATCTTGTTGGAAATAAAAAGTCTTCATATGGTACATGGCCTTTATGACATATACTTCTTGCCAAATCTATCAACTTCATTTTTTGATCTATTTCATATACAAGATCGACGTCATTCATATTATAATCTATATAACCTTGAATATCATTGCGTAATAAATCATCTAATGAACCTTCGTATTTAATTTTACCTTTACCTAATTCTTTTTGAGATATTGCTTCTAATGAATAACTAGATTCTTGATTATATGTAAAGTTTTTATACAATGCCATATAATCCAGGCATGATACGCCCGATATCCTATATCTATTTCTATGTTTAAGCCATATAACATCTTTAATAGGAGATAATGTTCTTGCACGGGATTCTCCTAAAACTTGAACCATTCTATTATAAAGATATGGAATATCAAAGAAATCTATATTCCATCCTGTTATAATGGTAGGTTGTATTTCATGATAAGAATTTAAAAAACGAGCTAATAATGTATTTTCGTCAGAACATGAAACTATAGAATATTTTTGAGAATGTTTATCTTGTACAACGCCTTCTTTATCTAATATCCATACACTTCGATGATCTCCTAATTCATCATATATTGCAATTGAAGTTATAGGATTCTGTGCTTCTTCCGGCGTAGGAAATCCTGTTGATATATCAACCTCTATATCTATAAATAACGTTTTATGTCCTGTAGATGCATCATCAGAATCTGTATACATATCTATCAATGTACGAACTTCTGGATTTAAATCTGATTCATATAAGGTATGGTCATTAGGTTCAAATTCATAGATTTTTTCTACTTGTTTACCATCTAAAGCAACTAATTTGCCATATGATGATTTTTTATATGCGTAAGGTCTATATTTTATTTTTAAATGACCTTTTTTATCATCCCATACATGTACTGTATTCGAATTTTTATGATATGCTACTGCTTGATACATTATACTAATTCTTCTATTATTCCTATTACTTCACTTAATATAAGTATAATTGCTGAAATTAACAAATTATATGGAATAAAAATGTATCCTAATATTCTTATAGCTGATTTAATAAAACTTATTAGTTGATGTTTTTTTGCGTCCGGATACTGCATTAATTAATTTTATAAATGTTATTATAATTTCTTTTCAATGAATAATCATCTAAGCCATAGCCGACTATCCATTCATCTCCTATTTCGAAACAGTAATGATCTAAATTCATAAATGGCTCTTTACGTTGAACTAATGTAACTATAGTTACTTCATTTGGCACTCTCCCATTTACTGATTGTAATATTTCTAACATGGTAGCGCCTGTATCAATAATATCTTCAATAATATAAACACGTTTACCTTTTAGATCTATTTCAATATCTTTAAGTATTTCTACTCCTCCCGAATTATCTTTGCCGTCATATGATTTAGCTCTAATAAAATCTACCTGCACATCTATAGACATATTCTTTACTAAATCTGTAAAAAACATAAATGCTCCATTTAAAACACAAATCATAACAGGCGGTAAATCATTACCGCTAGCTTTATGCTCATTACAAATACGATCGGCCATTTTTTTGACTTCTCGTTGTATATCTTCTTTATGTATTACAATTTCCATAACCTCTGACGAATTCATAGTATTCATTTCTAGTTGCAGGATCATCTTTAAATGCACCTGTTAATTTACTTGTTTTCATTGATGCGCCTCCATGCTTAACACCTCTACATGAAACACAATTATGAGTTGCATCTATCATAACTGCAACTCCTTTATTATCATTAATAATAGTATCAATAGCATTATGTATAGCAACCGTTAATTGTTCTTGTATAGCACCTCTTCTACCAAAATGCTCTACCAATCTATTTAATTTTGATAATCCAATTACTTTACTATCTTTACCAGGAATATAAGCTACATGTACTCTACCCATAATAGTTTGATGATGATGAGAACACATAGATGTTAATGGAATACCCCCTTCAAATACTATACCATCATATCCATCAGATGGAAATGCTGTAATATCAGGTGATCCATTATATCTGCCTGCCCATAAATCATTAACATATGCTTTTGCAACTCTTCTAGGAGTATCATTGGAATTTGGATCATTTCTCCAATCACATTCCAATGCATCTAAAAATTCGCCAAAGGCTTTTGCTGCCTTTATTATCATATCATTTTTTTGATAATCATCTAATGGCCCGCTTTTTGCTATACCATTTGCGAATCCTTCTTTAACTAATTCAATTGTTTTCTTTGTTGTCATACTTTAATATAAGAATTTTTTTTCATATAAACAAATAACTCACACATTTTATTTATTTTTTTATTTTTTTATTTTATCTACTTTTTGATCTATTTTATTTAAAAGCTGATCTGCTCTTCTGTCTGCATTTCTATGTAATTCACCTAAGTCCACTTCCATATCACTTCTCAAGTTTGATATTTCTGTATACAAAGAATTTTCTGTTTCTGTTATTCTAACTGACAATTTTCCATATGCCCATACACATGCACCTACAAATGCACAAGCACTAATCGTAATTAAAACTATATATGTTGCTTCCATAATTTATCCTCCTATTTACGGTGTGAGTTATTGTTTATACAGATACCATTACAATTTCTGATTCATGCAATAGTAAATATTCTTCATTTTCTAATTTAATTTTTTTATTCGATCCAGATTGATTTTTATGCAAAACTACTGTATCTCCAGGCTTGACTGTCATAGGTATTCTATTTCCTGTCTGAGTAAATAGTCCAGGACCTGTCGAAATAACATCTCCATATATATAATCATTTTCGACGCTATCTGGTATAATGATTCCTGATTTTGTTTTATCTATTTTTTCTTGTTCTTTAACAAGAATTAAATCTCCAATTGGTTTTAATTTCATAACTATTCCTTTATATTTTCTAAAATTTGTCTTAATTTAAAAATTAATGATTCCACTTCATCTGGATCCATTGTTATTGCACAACAAGTATGAACATTTTCTTCTATTTCTTGTAATATTTCTAAAGCCTCATCTATCATAACTTAATCGTATTTCAGATAATAACTCCATTATTTCTTCTAATTTTAATCTTGATAACTGTCCTTCACACATATCTTGACAACATATATCTAAATTACGATGAATATATTGAAAATGTTCATCTATTTTATTCCATTTTTCTTCTATCATACTCCACGTTCTGTATCATATGCTATTATATGATCTCTACCGGTCATATTATAACCTGTTTCTGCTACCATTTCAAATACTAATGGATACATTTTAACTAGTTGTTCTCTAGTATCTCCAGCTGGCATAACAAATGTCTTTTCTTTTGGAATATTCATTTCAACTCTAAATGCTTCTATCTCAGCTAAATTTTCGTCAGTACCATCCCATACTGGCTTGAAATGATAATCTTTATGATAATCAATAGTTTTTCTAATAGCATCCTTATTTAGTCTAAGTCTATTATGAACTTTAATCATTCGTTCATCAGCAACAGATCCATTTGGGGTAATAGCACCAAGTACAGGCACACTATTACTAAATTTAGGACTAAGACTAATAAGATCCAAAGGAAAATCTGTTTCAAGAAAATGAGAGCCTTCTGTCTCAATCGTAACCAAAATGTTTCTTTCATTTGCAAAATGTGTTATTTCATTTACTAAAGCAGGATGCATTGTAGGCGAACCACCTGTTAACATCATTTCTTTTACTTGCGGATTTTCATCATATATTTTAATAATATCATTAAATGTAAATGTACCTTTTTCTGGATGAATACTCGTATACCAACTATCACACCATCCGCCTTCTCCAAAATAACATCTATGAGTACAACCAGTTGTTCTAACTGCAATGGTAGGTCTTCCGAATCTGCTGCCTTCAGATTGAACACATCTATATACTTCTAAAACTGGAAGTATTTTATCATAATCTTCAATCCTCTTCATAGATTGCTGTATTCTTTTTATTTTCAAAAAACTCAACTCTTGCTATACTTACTCTTCCATCAGTTTCTTCTTGTACAAATGCATCTAATTTTTTATAAATGTATTCTGCAAATCTTTCTGCTCCTACCGGGCCTGACATAGGTCTTAACTGAATAATACCTTTCATATGCATATCTTTGAATATTTCTATTTCTGGATCATCTTCTGCAATAACTACTGTATGATCGAACATATAGTCCATCCATTGTTTTGCAGACATTCCATCTATTTTAGTTTTTGCTCTTTTCATTCCTCCGAAATCCCAAACCCAATTTCTATGATCTAATTGACCTTCGAATGTTACCTTAAACTCAATTGCATATCCATGTAAGAATCTACAATGAGTATTTTTTGCTTGCCATTGACGAAATACTGTACTGAATCCGTCAAATATTTTTGTTGATTTAAACTTGCTCATATGTCCATGCTAAATAATATTTTTTTCCTTGCAATCTATGTGATGCTGTATTTGCATATGGATAAGAAAATTCGCACATATATCTTTTCATTGACGTTTCATCATCAAATAAGGCAAATGTACTTGCACAAGGAAAATATTCACTAAAATTACGTCCAGAATGCTTTACTGAACGATCTAAAACTGTTTCATAAAACATTGTTCTTAAATATTCTTGATCATAGGATGCTAATTTTCTAAAATCAAATATAAGATCAACATCTTTAAATTTATAACTTTTCTTCATATAATTTTTATTTTGTAATAAATATAAGTAAAATAATTTAGAAATCCTAATAAAATGTTAAATTATTTTTTCTTAATGTAATAACTATATAACCAACCACAATCATCATCTTCCCATTCAGATATTGTAACTGTAAAAAATAATGGTTCAAATATTGATTTTAATTTTTCTATATCAACTTGTCCCCAATATCCAAATCTAAGCATATATGTTAATGTATTTGAACCATGCTCATTACCGGCCTCAATTTGAAAATCTTGACCAAATTCTTTTGCAACTTTTTTTAATGTACTATAATCTATTCTCATATCTTTTAATTTATATATAAAAATAAGAAAAAGATCTCACGATTCCAAATTTTTTGACAGCTTTTTTTATTAATCTATAACTTTTAAATATGAAAATAAGTATGGTTTATTAAGATAATGTTCTGTCTGATAATCAATATCTATCTTATCTAGACCAAAGAATTTTGCTTTGTATATTGCTTGATCATATTCATCTAAATTAATCCATTCCATTTTTCTATTTACAAATGAATCTCCTAATCGAGTCCATTCTGCAGATAAAATATATTTTTCTAATTTGCTAACTATATCACAAAACTTATCATAATCTCTACAATCTAATTCTATATGAAATAATTCTATAACTTGAGATTCGTCTATCCAATCAATTGCAAAATCTAATCCATATTTAGGTTTTGTAAATACTAACTTATTTAATTTTGGATTAGTTAATGACTCCCTTTCCAATTGATCTAATGCATCTCCGGAGAATCCAAATCTATGTAATATATGTGCATGATCAATAAAAATATTAGGATGTTCTTTTTCTTGAGTAAACCAATGTTGTAGAACTACATTTAATGCATCATCTGAAACTCTTCTTGCCATTCTATCTTCTGTATGAATATTAACTTCGTTGATAGCATGATAAGCTTTTTCAATACCATTTAATTGATATCCTTCTCTATCAAAAAAATCAAGTTCCCAATCAGTATGAGATACTGGTAATGGTTTTGTTAATAGAAGATCTTTTATTATTTTAACGTTATTTTTTTGAAACATCTTTTGCAAATTCTATGTCTTTAGAAGTTACACCGTTATGAGAATGCGAATATATTTCAACAGTTACTGTATCATAGTTAAAAAATATATCCGGATGATGATCTAGTTTTTCGGATATCTTCGCAACATCGTTTACAAACTTCATTGTTTTTTTATAATCATCAAATTTTCTAGTTGTTTTTATTTGAAATACTCCGGCCTTTACTTCTGCGGTCCAATCTTTAGCACCCGATCTAGATAATTCGCTAGTAATTTTATCGTTAGGAATAATGATAACATCTTCTTCTTGAGTATCAGTTAATCGGCTTACGCCTCTAAGTACAGGGGATTGTTCTAATAATGTTTTGAGTTTCATTATCTAATACGACCAGATTTTAATGCATTTAAAATACTTTTAATCTCTAGAGCATTGGTTTTCATATCTCCTCGATAGAAATCATCTCTTTCGCCGGCTCTGCTACCACCCTCTGCATACTCTGGATATTTTTTTAAGAAGTTTGCATTATTATTTTCTGCTCTAATATATCTAGCATAATAATCTAAGCCATTATTCATTGCTCTGCTTATAACATTTACAGGAACATCATTACCATTCAAATCTGCAACAAGTTCATTGTATTGTCCCATTCTAGGTAAAGCTAATGCTTTTGTAACTGCATCATTTGCTATTTTTACGATCTGAGCAACCATTTTATCTACTTGATCTCTACTACCCACTTTATCAGCTAACATTGCTGTATATCTATCTAAGTTTGCCTTTTTCCAAGCTTTAGGATTTGTAAAAAGATCTTTACCAGATTTAAGTTCTGCTCTTTTTGCTTTTAATGCTGTTGTACCACCTCTAAATGCTTCGAGATCAAAATTATACATTACATCTGCTAGCTCAACAAGCTTTTTAAACATTAATGTACCTCTCATACCTTTTCCAACTGCTTGATCAGCGTCTCGAGTTGTAAATCCTGTTCCTTTTGGACCTATTGTATCTCCCTGAGAACTACGTACTGGCTGAAAATATTGTACTTTACCATCAACTGTAACTGCTAACACTCCTTTTCTCAAAGTATTATCATATGCATAAGAACTCGTTCCAAATGGATTTGGTTTTTCTCCTGTTACAACATAAAATGTCATTCCTTTTTTGGCTTCATTGGCACTATTAATTTTTCTGAAAGATCCTTTGGGTAATTTGTCCCATGCTATTTTATATGTATTCGCAGCTGCTCTCCAAAAACTTTTATATCTTTGATCTAGTCCACCTAACTTTTGTAACTTTGAAGCAATTGGATCTCCAAATGCTTCTTTGAGTATTTTTATATACTCTTCTTTAATTATTTTTCTTAATTCTGATCGTTTCATGGTTTGCTTTATTTTAATATAAATATTGTCCTGTAATTAAAAAACGGGGTACTATAGTTAAGAGCTTTAATCTTCATTGGCTTTTCAAACTTCTATATAGGTTAACAGCCTATTCGACCCCGTTTTCAATTGACTGCATTTACATGCAGTATCTTATTATGAAACAGCATCTATCTTTGATTGCAGTATAATACCTTCATTCAATAATTTTTTTCTATTTAATAAATGTGCATTTTGAACATCATCTTTTGATTGTCCATGGTAAGCAACCGCATACCCTTCTTCTATCAAAATATCCGTCACCATTCTCCCATCGGCGGCAACAAAATCGCCTAACACTCTACCAAATTTACCTTTCATATCCTCGCCATCTTTATTAATTTCAGTTTTAAGAATACATTGCTCAGATAATAATTCTTTTAATCTTTTTTTAGATGCCAAACCAAATAATTTTTCTACTTTATTTCTTGTTCTAGATTCGGGAGTATCGATCCCCATGATTCTAACTCTTTCATCTGTTAAAACAACTCCAAATCCCAAATCTATATCGACGTCTACTGTATCTCCGTCTATGACTTTATTTATTTTACATTTATATTCGTACATTAAAACGACTCCATTACTGTTTCATCAACTAATGTTTGTATGTCCTCTAATTTTGCTTCGATTTGCATCATAATGTTTGCTTGATATCGCTTAACCTCTTCTCCATGATGAAAAACAACGATAGTCGGAACTACTATTATTTTATATTTTGATTGAGCAGCTTTATCAGTAGCTATATCAACATTTGATGTTTTGCAGTCAGTTAATTTATCTAACCAATTCACGCTATTAGCTGAATTCCAATTAGCATTAAACTGCACTACTTGTATTTGCGAAGAAACACTGAGTGTCGTAACTAAAGCAAATAATGTTAATAATTTTTTCATATTATCTACCTCTTTTCTATTAACTTGTCTAATTTTTCTTCTATACGCTCCATATCATCCTTCAATTCTTCAACATCTTTTTGTGTTGTCATGATAGTCTGACGTATCAATTGATCTTTCATATCAAATTCCATTCTAGTAACATCTGGTGGTAATGGAGCAGGAAGTTCTTTTGCCTCTGCAATATCTGCTTGAAGAGCAAACCACATCCCAACGACTGTTGCAATACCAACTCCAATTCCTCCTAAAGTTTTTATACTTACATTGAAACTGGTATCTTCATTTAATTCTTTTCCCATTTTATTATCTCTTAAAAAATTATGTAATTTAGTCCAATACTGAAATCATGCCATTGTCTATTCCAGTATTTATTATATTTTCCTTCAACAAACACTCCTAAATGTTTATTAAATTTATGTCCTAATATAAAGCCTGCCCCAAAATCTATCCATGTTTGTTTAGGAGCTATAAATTTATGATATGCATATGTTCCAGTTTCTAAATGAAATGGCATAATACTTGCCCATGAATGCAACCAAAATGTTTTTGTATAATGATAAAAATCATAGCCAGCTACCAATGAATGATTCCATTGTTGAGGTATTTCATTTTTCTTTCTTTCAACATAATCAGATAATACTTGAGGTATAACTACTTCTTCCCAAATTATGCTATTATCAGCAACTACTTCGCCTTCAGGATTTAAATAATTTATTTCGCCGTTAGGTAAGAAATCTACATTATATCCTTCTTGTAATGCTAATGATGTATAATGTAAACTACCATTTGGTAATATAAATTCTTGTAATGGATTATATCCATATGGTTCAGATATTCTTTGAACTATACCTATATTCCAAGAAAACTTATTACCTACTTTTTGTCTATATCTTTGAGATGATTCAAAATATTTTATATCTGCAAAACCTTGTTGCATATACTCTACCTTTACAATCCAATGGTCAGCTACATATCTTAAAAAATGTTGTTGATCTAAAAATGTATTTCCAAATCTTCGTTTCCAATCTACTTCAAATAAAAATTCAAATCCAGATACTTTACCTATTGTAGCCGCATCTGCATATGAATGTTCTTCGCCATTATAAAATACAGCTTGCCTATTTTCATATCCAAATCTAGCTATTTTTCTTACTCCGGCTACTATAGAATAATCAAATGGTGTTTCTTCTGTATTAGTAATTAATTGTCCTGTACTAACTGAATACTGATCAACATCTGCTATACTATTATTGCCATTTACTGCTCCATAAAAAGTAGCAAATTTAATTGCTTTTTTAAACTTTTTATCAAAGTCTTCAAATGGCTTCCACTTTTCTTTTTCTTTATTCCATGATTCGGTTTCACTAGTTACAGTAAACTGACTAAATATAATAGATGGCAATAATGTTAATATTAATAAAATTCTAATCATTGTTTAATTACCTTTCTAATAAAAGTTAATTCTCCTACTTTCACATTCATAAAATAAACTCCATCTTCTAAATGACTTATATCAATTACTTTCTCATTTGTTTCATTAATAACTACTTGTCCTGAGACATTAAATAATGTAACCGTTATGTTCTTAAATCTAGAACTTACAACATTTAATTCTCCTGTAGTTGGATTAGGATAAATAGTTACACTTCCTTCATTTACTAAGTCTTCTAATCCTACCCATCCACTATTTGATGCACAATAATCATATGTATTTTGACAATTAGCATCCCATCCTACTGAACAACAATATGGGTCTATACTTATTACCCATGCATAACACTCATCATTTAACCAATATGGATTACCAGGTCCTGTAATACAACCGGCATCATATAAACAACTTGCTGAATCAGGAACATTTGCATTTGGGTCATAATTATATGCATTTGGGTCAGTACAGCCCGGAACTGCAGTTATACATGAGCCATTATCCACATTTGCTAATGGATTATAATTTATAGCTAAAGAATCTGTACAACCGTATACTACCGGTATACATGGATTTGATTGATTAGTAGCTGAAACTTGATTTGTATTTGCATTAGGATTATAATTAAATGCAAATGGATCTGTACATCCATACACTATAGGAATGCAAGTTCCATTATCGGTATTAGCTAAAGGGTCATAGTTAAATGCTGTTGAATCCATACACCCGTAAATATAAGGTATACATGAACCATTATCAACAGTTGCAGTTGAATCATAATTAAACATTGTATTATCCATACAACCATATATTATTGGAATACAAGTTCCATTATCCACATTTGCGTTTGGATCATAATTTAATGATGTTGAATCCATACATCCGTAAATATAAGGTACACAAGAACCATTATCGGTATTAGCTAAGGCATTATAATTAAATGATGTAGGATCGGTACAGCCATAAACTATTGGTACACATGAACTATCATCTACATTTGCATTAGGATTATAATTAAATGATGTAGGATCGGTACAACCTAATACGACCGGTATACATGATCCGTCATCTGTATTTGCTAATGGATTGTAATTATATGCCGTTGAATCAGTACAACCATAAACATAAGGTATACAACTCCCATCGTCGTCTGTAGCATTAGGATTATAATTTATAGAAAGAGGATCCATACAACCGGCTATTTCTAATGAATCGCAAATTCCATCGTTATCAGAATCTTCTAAACATATTCCAAAACAATCATAATATTGAGCAGGATACATACAACCCCCATTATCAACATTTGCTGTTGAATCATAATTACAAGCTGTAATATCTGTACAACCCAAATAAATACAACTACCATCATCTGTATTAGCATTTGCGTTATAGTTCCATGCTGCCGGATCCATACATCCATTAACTACTGCAACACATGAACCATCATCAATTGTAGCTGTCGAATCATAATTAAATGCTAATGGATTTGTACATCCGTATATTATTGGAATACAAGTCCCATTATCTACATTGGCATCTGGATTATAATTTAATGATGTTGAATCCATACAACCATATACCTTAGGAGTACATACATACCCACAAAATGGTATTGCAGTATAAACATCTGCTATAGTATTAAACTTTTTAAGCTTATTGCCATTAGCCCATGGAAAATTTCCTTCATGTATTAAAATACCATAATCATTTTCTATCTTAACTGAATTTTGTATTGTCTGAATATCTATTTGTTGAGAATTTTGTTGATCATCTCCTATTTCAAAGTAATACATTTCAACTTCATCTTGTAAACCTGAATTATCTTCTACTATAAAATGTAAATAAAAAGTATCTACATATGTTCCAGGTCCTAATCTAAAGTCCCATAACGAATCTCCTTGTTTAATTCCAACAAAGCTTTCTCCCCAGCCATCTCCGCCGTCATCTTCTAATATAATTCTATATTCACATATTTCGATGTTATCCCATGCAGTATGATTAGAGTTATAATTAACTGCTGCAGTATCCATACATCCATATACATGCAAATTCTGACAACTTCCGTCATCAATTGTGGCCAATGAATCATATTCTTGATATGCAGGGTCTGTACATCCATCTATAGAAGGACCTCCACAATATTGTTCTCTTTGACTCCAATAATTCGGATCACTAGTAGTTATATAACCAAAATCTGCATCTCCTTCAGACATATAAAATATAGTATCTGGACATGACATATTTTCGACTAAGCAAAATCCACTATTATTAGGTGGCTGAGAACCTCTTATACCATCACCATATGAATCTTGTAACACAAATTGTAATAAATGATTCGGGCCCGCAGGAGCACAAAAGCGAGTTACAATTGTTTGTCCTTGTTGTTGCCAGTTGTAAGTAAATCTAGGAGCGTGCCAAACTGTATCTGTTAAATTTTGATTTGGATTTGTATGTTGTAAATACCAACTAGTTTCTGTAGGCCAATTATCTAATTTAATAGTAACTTTTATTTCTATAGAATCAAATCCACAATTAAAATCTGCTATACAAGTTCCATCATCTGTATTAGCCCATGGGTTATAATTAATAGAATTAGGATTTGTACATCCAAATACTTTTAAAGTTTGACAACTACCATCATCCCAATCTGCATTTGGATCATATTCTACATAATCATCATCCATACATCCGGGATTATAAAAGCATTCTGTTATACTCCATGGAAATCCTGAAAAGACGGGGCCATTAAGCATTCCACCTACTGTCCATTCATTGCCATCTGCTTGGCCAGGAGAATTAGCAACATATACTAAAGCTACTCCGGCATTACAATTACTATGAAATGCTACGGCATCTATCCAATATTCTTGTCCAGCAAATGTAATTTTAGTTCCGACTGCAAATTCACTACTATAATCATTATAGAATGCTGCATTGATTCCTACATAATTTTGCCACCAGATAAAATTACATGATGATGCTTCGACTAGTCCTTCTAATGGCTGGTCTGCATTTGGATCATAATTGGCAGCTGCGGTATCTGTACAACCGAATGTTAAATTTTGTGCATTACTAAAAACTGTAATAAAACAAAATAAAGATAATATAAAGTGTTTCATCAAATCTCCATTTATCATAAATATATGAAAACCCAACAAAACCGGTTTTTATACTGAAAGATTAATAGGGACAATGGTAACATCCGTTGGTACAACAATACCCTCGTTTTATATGATAATTTTTAGTCATTACCATTTTACCATTTTCCCAATAAAAATCTTGATCGCTATTAAATTTTTCTTTGAAATCTAATACTGAAATCCAATCGTCTACTCTCATTATTGAATCTCACATGCTCCGCCGGCACAAGCTAATTCGCCAGTCAGATTTGTTTCATCTTTTTCTTCTACAATTTTTGATAAATCAATTTCAGTTAATAAACTTAACATTTCATTATATACTTCTTCGGTGCAATCTTCGAATGGTGCTTGTTTATATGTACCGCCATCATAATTTAATACTGACAATCCATTATAAAAATTTCTATTATCCCACATCCAATTCCCTGCTGCTTCCCATTCATGGTCTCTTAGTGATATAGTTGCAGAAACATTATGAGTATTATTACCTGATCTATGTCCTGGCTTTATCCATTCTTGAGCAACACGTTTTACTCTTTCCAATAATTGAAATGGCGATTCTGTTCTTAATATAGCGCCTTCTGGAGCTTTTTGTGGTATACTGATTACTGCAGTATCATGTGGTCTAAAATATTCATCTTCAACAAGCTCCGGATGATGTTCATTTAAATGATTATAAATTGCTTCATTTTTACCGACTCTAATTCTTCTTATGTAATAATCGTTATGCCATGCATGAATACCAGATGATGTTCCTAATGTCAAAGATGTTGTTCCGGCTGGCTTAACGGTCGTACATCTAGCTGATTTATTTATACCAATTAATTCTGCAACTCTTTCATTTTCTTTTTTTACAATTTTTGCTGCAGATTTCATATCATATCCTAACACTGTACCAGATCCTATACCTGTCATTGATACTCCTATCAAAGCATCTTTTTCTGTTGTTCTTTGCCATATAGGTCTTAGATAATGAAAATCTGTATATGAAGCTTGTAATGTACCAATAAATGTAGCTGCCTTCACTCTTTGTTCAAAATCATCTTGTGATTCTATGTCAGATGAATTAACTTCGCATAAGTTACAAAATTGAAAAGGTCTTAATGCTATTTCACAACAAGGATTAGTACCCCAATCTTTATCATTGGACAAATATATACCAGGCTCTCCTGCACCAGACAATTCAACTCTTTTCCATAGTTCCATAAAAAACTCTTTAGTTATTTTATGTCTCATTAATACTGCTGAATTATTAGCTCTTCCTCTTTGTGGATCTATTTCCCACCAATTACCTGATTTACAAGATATCATTTCATTATCATCTGCTGAAAATAAACTAATTAATGCTGCTCTTCTTATGCCTCCTGCTAACACCGCATCTGCTATATGACAAACAATATCATGAACTTCTATAGGAGATAATTTATCATTTTCTTTTTTTGAATCTAAAACTCCTTGTACTTTAATTAAACATTCTTTTAATGGTTGTGGTCCAGGTGCTTTACCTCCTGATGTAACTAATCTAGAACCTTTAGGTCTTATATCTGAAAAATCAAATTTAAGTTTTGATCCTCCATTATAATATGTTTTCATTAATGCTTTAACTGCATCTGCCCAACCCTCGATTGAATCTGCAATTAAAAATCTTCTTGTTCTATTAGGATTTGGTTTTTTAATTTCTGGTAAATTTTCTATATGATGATATTGTACTGAATATCCGACTCCTGTACCTCCTAACAATAAGAACATTACTTCACCAAATGCTCTCCAATCATCGATAGGAACATATGCGCAATTATAAACTCTATTAGGTGATATTTCGATAGGCTTTCCTCCGAATTGTAAACTTCTCATTGAAGGCAAAACTTTTTTATCATACACTAATTTATAAACTTCTTCTATTTCCTTTTTAAGTGTAGGAAATTTTTTAATATGCATATTCTTGTTCCTTGTAACAAGTTCTTTCCATGTTTCTCTTCTGTTTAGTTCTGGAACATACTTTGCATATTTCATGTAAACGGTTATGTCAGATAAAATCCTATTCGATATATCCATATTTTTTCTCCTTTAGTGTAATTGATTAAATTAAAATAACGTTTTTATTGAACTTAAAACAACGTATTTTCAATAAATATACGCCTTGTTCAACGTCAACCAACTTTTTTGTTACTTTTTTTAATGTTTTTTTATTCAAAACCTTGAATCTCTTGAAACTTACGTGATAACATTTTTCTCGTATACTCTTCACCATTATCCAT